CTTCTGCCCTTACTGGTTACACAAACTCTGGTTACGTTACGTTTTTGATTTCTAGTTTATGAAACTTGTAAGTCTATATAACATAAAGGCTTTTTGCCCAAAGTTACACGGTTACACCGGTTACGGCCATTTTCGCCTAAAAATATTTTTTTATTTCTGGCTTTATATATAAGGAACCGGCGTTTTCGGTGTTGCCCCGCGGGCCGCGATCCGTGATCCATCCCCTTAGAAAGGCGGCTCTTGCCCTTCATGTTCGGGTTTCCACGGTGTTGGTCCGTGATCCGTGGGCTTTGAGGAGGAGAAGTGGTTCTTAGGTTTTGGCTTGCGGACCCCGAGTTGATCGAGGTCCACTTCGATCCAGAGTGGAAGATCAGTCGTCGGTGTCATCATCGTCGACGTCCCATAGTTCGGCTTGTTCTGGTTCGAGTTCATCTTTCCAGACTACGCCAATGACGTATGTTGAATTGAGGCAGATGGTTGTGTCGTCATCTTCTAGGACGACGTGGACGTATTTATCGTCCCAAGCCCATGTTTTGACGTCTCGATAGATCAGGGGTTGGGTTTGTCCTGACGCTGGGTGCATGTTTACTGTGAGTGCTTTCATTGTTCTTCCTCCGCGATGTACACGCGTTTCATCGGCTTCGTTCTGAAGAAGCCTTTGTACTGTGGATGTTGGTGCATGAACAAACGTGCATAGAGCGCGATGTAGTCATTGCTGATTTTGTAATCGTCTCCGGTGGTGACGATCATGGTCTCCCACCGGATTCGATTGACGATTAGCCAAGCGGACAATCGGGTATGTCCCCGCTCGATGGCTTGGAAGGTGAAGCGTTCGAAGAGTTTGTAGAACTCGGGGTTTTGTTTGTGCCACGCCCACCATTTTTCTTTGAGGTCTTCCTTCATGTAAACAACATGACGGCGATGCCAGCCAACAAGGCTCCTACTACGGCTTGAGCTATATAGCGTTTTGTCTTGGATGGTTCCTCGACAGGCTCGAAGTCGTATAGATCGTTCACGCCTTCGCCTAACCGGGCGGCATCATCTGGCTGCAAGGCTTCTTTACCGAACAGGGCATTGAGCCCCGGTTCGAGTTCCTTGGCCAGTTCAGCGGAGGTTATGGGCGCTTTATCTACTTTAGCGCAAACGGCTTTGATGTCTTTGACCGGCTGTTTCATCCAGTTGGGGTCGTTGCCTTTGAGCAGCCATCCCATGACTTCGCTTCGATCCCAGCGGTTGACTTTTTTCGGCCCGCGGGCGTTCTTGCTTGCGATTTTCTTTGGTTTTGGGAACGTGCCCGCTTTGACGCGACGATATACAGTGGGTTTTGAGACTTTTGCCATCAAGCACACTTCGTCGATATTGATAAGGTCTTTCATAGGTGCATCTCCATAGTTTTGACACTCATCGATAATATGCGAAGTTATGCGATGTTGTCAACAAGCTTAGTGGATTTCGTCGCTGGACGGATGCGTGATGATTGTTGTTTCGGTGTGGAATGCTGCATTGGATATGCAGGACGACAGCATACCCATTGCTGTTTGGGTATCGGGTGAAACGGCGATGAGGTGTGTCAGGATTTGCGTGAGTGCCCCGCCGAGAGCGGGGCCTTTGCCCAGCCCCATGGCATCAAATTCCTCCAGCAACTCCTGCGTACAGTCTGCTGCTGTTAGAAAATCATCTTTAGCTTGTTCAGCCAGTGAGGATGCGTTGCCATGCTTTTTCGAGTTCATTCACTTTTAACTTTTTAGCCTCTGGCTTCAACTTATCATCATTCTCGATTGCCGTCATTTGGTTATTGACTGCCGTGTTGACCTGCGCCACGGCCCATGACCAATCGATTTCGTTTACTCGCTTTTTGGCTTCCATGTATCGACCTCCGCATACCATTTGCCGGTTTTGCTTTCACAGACTTGAACGTTGATCCACTCGTCTGTCTGGCCCGTGAGCCACGCAGCGAGTTCTTCGCGTTTGATGCTGATGTTACATTTGATCCAATCGGGAGCCGTGTCCCGTGGTTTTTTGGCGACGAGGCCATCGACGAACTGTTTTTGATTTTCCATTTTTCTCTCCTTAAACGAGGTGCCCCCAGCCGGGGGCAACCGAACTGGGGGCTAGTCTCTTCTACGGAGTGCAGCCGAAGCCACGAAAAGAACTATACTCCCAGAGTATGCGATTTGCAACACTTAATCGCATAGATCACTTGGATACTCGGCATCGGGCATTCTGTCATGTATGTCGAGTTTGCACTGCGGGCATCGACGGTGAAGCTTTTCCTCAGTCTTTTCAATAACTTGCAAAGACGTCTCGCACTTTGGGCAAAGGTTTTGGATTAAACGCTTGTGGATTTCACCCGCGGCGCTCGTCAGGTCGCTCATCGATCACCTCAACTTCACCATGCTTTTCTTTGTACCAATCGAATACAACGCGCAGTTGACCACCGATGGTTCGACCTTCGTGTTTCGACATTTCTTTGATTTCCTCGTAAACCTCTCGCGGCACAAGGATGCTCTTCCAGCGTGTTGTATCCATTAAATTTCTCCAGCATACCCGGGCATGTGTAGGATATTATAGGAGATTATAAGAGAACGCAAGAAAAACCCCGCCGAAGCGGGGTTAGTTGAGGTAACAGTCACAGGCGTGACCATCGAGCAGTCTGGAGAGACTATTTCGCTTCGCCCCACGACGGACCAATCTCGACGTCGCACTTGCTTGGGACTTCCAGCGGAACAGCCTGTGTCATGATATTAGCAATCTCATGAGCTTCGTCAACGCTTTTGACCGACATAGCGATTTCATCATGGATTTGGATCATCGGAAGACGGCCTGTCTTGTAGATGTCCACCATAGCTTTCTTTGTCATGTCCGCAGCCGATGCTTGGATCAAGCGGTTCAAAGCTTTGTAGGTGTATGCCCGCTTCAGCCTTGCGGTTGGCCCGTAGGTATCGACCGCTTCGCGGTAGGGCAAGGCTTTGTTCATAGCGAACGTGTCGGGCTCCCACAAATCGAAGCGGCATTTACGGCCAAGCAACGAGCGCAGCGTACCTTTGGACGATTTCTCGTTCAGACGGTTCGTGACGCCATTCATCAGGCCCTTAACGAACGGAACGCGGTCGTGGTATTGCTTGATGATTGCTTTGGCTTCTTCGACTGTGATGTCGAGCTGTTCGGACAGTTTATTCACGCCCATTCCGTACATCATGCCGAGGTTGATGGTTTTTGCCTGCTTACGCGGGATGTTAGCCATCTCGGCCACCATGTCGTGGAAGTCGGTCGCCGGGTTGTTGTTATATGCCTCGACGAACTCCGCAGCGCCCTCAAGGGGCAATCCTCGCGTTTTTCCATATACATGCGCATAATGGGTCAAGATGCGTGGTTCCTGTTGCGAGAAGTCAATGGCCGCCCACTGTTCGCCTTCCTCTGGGAGGAACAGACTACGAATCATTGGACCCAGCTCGGGATCGCGGGCCGGGATTTGTTGCAGGTTGGGGTTGGACATAGAGAACCGCCCGCTGACCGTGCCCCCATCATCAGAACGGATTTGGTTGATATGAGCATGTATTCTGCCGTCACTGTGGCAGTGTTTCATGATGGAGTTGATGAAGGTTCCGGATGTCTTGTTCAGATTCCTTGCTTGGACGATGAGCTGCGCGAGGGGATGCTCATGCTCTTGGAGGAACAGCTTCGTGAACGACGGTGCGCCTTTTTCGGTCTTTGGATATGCGACGCCGACTTTGTCGAACGCTTTCGAGAGCGACTGAGCAGCCCAGATTTCGACATCGCTGCCAACGACGTGCTTGATTTGCTTCAGGACTTCCCTCTCTCGTTTGAGCAGGTTATCCCGCGTTCTCTCTACCCGGTCGGTGTCGACACGGACACCGCGCATGGTCATGTCAACGAGACATGGGAGCAGATCAAGTTCGAGGTTTGCGATAGGCCAAAGGTCTTCTTTGCCAAGCTGTACGGAGAAGTAATTCCAGAGTTCGAGGGTCAATACGGCGTCAGCTTCAGCGTAAGGTCCAACGTACATGGCTGGCATCTTCCACATTTCAGCTTTCGGGTCGATGCCGAACTCCCTTGCAGCTTCGACAAGGGCCTTCTCTGATTTGGTTTTGTTGAGGTGGTCGTAGCACAGCGCGTTTAGACTGTAGCTGAACCGGTTTTCATCCAACAGGGATGCCACCACCATAGTATCGATGATGCGGCCTTTGACCTCGAAGCCTGACGCAGTAATCCAGCCCAAGTCATACTGGGCGTTGTGCATGATTTTATCTGCGGGGCATTCGAAAACCTTTTTGAGCCACCGGTTGACGATCTTTTCGTCGAGATTGCCGCCGCCGAGGTGTTTGACTGGCAGGTAACCTGACCAGCCGTCCACCGCAACCGCGTAGCCGACGATGTATCCGTCCTTGGTTGGCCAACCCGGACCATTCTGTTTTAGGTTCGGGTCTTTTGTTTCCACGTCGATTGCAATTTTCTTTGCCGACGTGATGTCTGGTAATTCGAGCGGGGGAACCCACTCACTTTTCGGTGCGAACATCGCCATTTGTAAACCCGCCACGTGCATACTCCATTGTTTGTTCCACGGACCGTGCATCGAGGGCGACGAACTCTGCCCCAAGTGCCGAGTATCCGACTTTATCGACCCATGAGTCGTATTTATCCATATTGGTAAGTAGTCTGCTGGTTTTTAGCCAGTCCATCATGAGAGCCACGTGAGACGGGGTAAGATACCCATGCGTCTTGAGCGCCTCTCTGACGATGATGTTCCAGCCTTCGCAGATACGACCATGGTTATCGTAAGCGTCACCATAATCTGCGGCTCTATCGCCGTTTATCAGGTCTTTTGCGGCATCTATGACCTCGTTGCGCCGCATCAGTGTTCCACCTGATTAACGTAACCTGTGTGAACAAACTCGCCGAGTTCTTTGTCGTACCCGAACTTCACGGCAGGAATGTCTTCGTCTTTGACGGTGGGGTCGTCCCACATCTTTTGTGCGCGGTACGCCTCAAAGTCGGTGACGCCCATCTCTTTGTACTGCTCGCGCTTTTTGCGCTCATGTTCTTTCCATTCATCCCACGTCATCTTAGTCATTTTCGTTCTCCTTTGGGCGATAAACTAAAACCATCGAACCGCATCCGGGACAGGACAGGTTAGTGACCATGTTGTATTCGTTGTGAACTGACTCTACGTCTTCACCTTCGTCCGCGGCGATAGCCGTTGAGTAGCTCTCGACGTCACAATCGTGATCGCCGTTCGAAATAAGGTCTGTTTTGCAGTGCCAACAATTCATAAGTCATAGCTCCTTGATATGTCTTCCGCGTCGACGATGTATAGGTTTTGCTTGGTCCGTGTGACGCCAACGTAGAACACACGGTGCATGTCATCAGGATTGATGCGCATCTGTTCGTCTGCCGCTGGACTAAGGTCCGTGAACAGCACGACGTTATCTGCTTCCCCGCCTTTTGACCCGTGGATCGTGGAAGCTGTGATGCGGGGGATGCCATTGAACTTCTCACCACGGCGTAACAGGGCCGTGATGTATGCCCGGTCTGTCTCGGGCAGCTTATCCATGGCTTCTGACCAAATCATGTTGGGGTCTGCCAATAAACCATGGTTAACGGTCAAGGCTTGCATGTTAACCAAGTCTTGATCCTCTAGCCCCGGCAGCTTTTTAAAGCCGCGCTTCACGCGTTCTCCGAGGGACATAAAGCCGTAAATCTTGCGAGCGGTCTCACCGGAAACTTCTTTTCCTTTACGCAACTGCTCCCAGCCATTTACTGCATCAGAAATCTTTTCACTGATGCTCCGATGTCCGCGGTACGTGAACAGATAACCGTTTGACTTCAGGTCGTTAGCCACAGGTTGGAGCTGATAACCGGCCTGCGATAAAATTAGCCAAGAACCTTGCGCCATGTCCACTGCGTTGATAGTTGTTATCCGCGCCACATTGCCCAGATCGTCACGAGGCTCGTATTGCTTTGGAAAACGTCTCGCGATGCGGCGCACGACACTTTCTGCGATATTGTGAACAGACTTCGGAACCCGGTAAGACTTCGACAGGGTTTCGCTGCCGCCCGGCAGGTTGATGAAGTGGTCGACGTCTGCGCCCGCCCAACGATAGATGGCTTGGTCATCGTCTCCTGCGGCGTACATGCGCTTGGAATTACCATCCAGAATATGAGCGATGTCCCACTGTAGCGGACTTAAATCCTGCGCTTCGTCGAGAAAGCACAGGTCGAACTCGGGGCAATACTTGTCGGACTGCCGAACAAACTCTGACAGCATGTCGGTGAAGTCATAAAGGCCCATCTTATCTTTGTATTCCCGCAGGCACTTGTCGACGTAGCTGACAGTATTCCAGTCTTGGTCGATGTTGCTCTCGTTGTACTGGTCGCGCAGCGGCACCTTGCGCAGACGCGCCAAGTTAATCAGACCAAGCACAGGATCGTTGGCCGCGGTCATTGAGGGGACGTCCTCAAACTGGTCGTGTTTTGCGCCAACTAGACTTACGCCGATGGCGTTCCCCAGCTCTTTGTAATGGAGCGGCTGCATGACCTGCTCTGGCCTAATATCAGTAGCAGTTAGCGCCAGCGAGTGCAGGGTGCGGAAATAGATCAGGTCTTTCTTGGGGTCCAAGCCAAACCGTGCGGCAGCCCGCTCTTTTGCTTCGTTGGCCGCCTTACGCGTAAAGGCGAGGAACGCAATCCTATGCGGATGCACCCCGCTTTCGAGGGCGTCGTCAACCATGTTAAGTAGGGTTGTTGTCTTACCTGTGCCCGGAGGACCAAATATCCTAAACATTTTCCGCCTCCACCTGTCTTACTATCTGACGGATACGCTCCCTACTTAGGTTGTATCGCTGCCCAATGGCAGTGAACGTCATACGTTTATCAAACCAAAGCTTAAAAATCTCTTGGTTACGCTTGGCAAACTTATCCTTTGTCAAAACGGAGCCTCCTCTGCGCCAAACTTCGGAGGTTTGATTTCGATGTCGGCGTTATCAAAAGCCGGTATCTTCCAAACACGCACCGCTCTTCCTTTGATCTTCAGCACGACGCTCTCGCCACTGATGTCCCGCAGACGCTGGGCAATCCGGTGTGACTTGTATTCAAAGAACTTGTTCTTACGCAGGAACGCTTCAAAATCTTTGAGGCGAAAATATGTCCAACCCTCATCTTCATCGGTCCAAGGGCGGCGGAGCAAGATTTCTTCTTTGTCTTGTGCTTGCTGTAGGTGGCGGCAGAACTCTTCGAGGTAATCGTAGAACTGACCGCTGATACTTGCATCCTGCGCCACTTCGATAATGGCGCTTTCGTTGTCACGCATTTCAGTCATCAAGGTGCTAATGCGGCTTTCCCATTGCTGCTTGGCTACGGAGCGCGGCATAAAGTTGAGCTGCTCCATGCAAGCCCGCTGGAACGTCATCTGGTTCATCAGGGCGTCTGTATCAAGCTCCAGAGGCTCGCCGTTAACGTCCATAAACCAAACCGGGGGTGTTGAGTTATATTTGCGCAGATTGGCAATGGTAGCCCCGGAGACAGCCGCTCCGACGCCGTGTTTACGGGTGCGGCAAAGTTCTTTGTTGCAGTGCGCGTTGATTGGTGCGTCGTTACATTTGAAAGCGTAGTCTTTTCGCTGGACCTGCTTTGCAACTATGTTGACCTCCGGGAGTGGAAGCGGCGGAGAAAGGTACTCCATGTTGTATTTAAGAATTTCGGATTCCCAACTATCTGGATACGCTTTTCGTAAATAAACGCCGATGTTGAATAACCCATTATTGCGGCCCCCTTCGCTGATGCCCATCTTACAAAGTATCTGTAAGCACGGCGGGCCATCCTTGAGCAGGTCGGTTTCGCCGCTGCCTATTACTTGAAGCTTAACAACTTCTTCTGGGGTCTGGGCATATTTATCGTACAGGGTGAAAAATTCTTCTATTGACGCCGAAGTACCGTCGTCAAGGAAAGCGTAACGCAGACCATTTTCGTGGTCATAGTATGGCAAATTGAGAAAGTTACCCACATCGCCACGATCTAAGTGC